ACCACTTGTGTCCATATTAACTATGGCACCTGTCTTTTCGTCACGAAATAAATTTTTATGTCCTTCTACAGGTATCATGCCAATGCGAGTGCTCTGAAAGCTTTCAATCTTACTGGATAAGATTCATTTGTAGAAGTCATAACTATTTTAATTACAAAACCACTAAATTGCTCTAGGTTATCTGCAGTAAATCGATATTCTGAGAATTTATCAAATATATTTGGATCGACATACTTGTCAGGTCTACCATCATTTTGAGATAAATCAATGACAGTATCTCCAAATCCATCACCATCCTCATCAATCATATTTGTATAACCTGGAAATGGTCTATATGTCTGAGAAACTTCACTAGAATCAGCACTGAATAATCTGTAAAATACTCTGAAATCTGCTTCAGGTTGAACACTAGCATCGATTAAGACCTTAAGTGATGTAGCAGGTTGTTTTAAATCAACCCTTTCTGATATGAATATTGATCCATGTGGATCATCTTCTATTTGATTAGTTCTATTATCAGAAGCATAGTTCTCAACACCTATAGGATTATTAATTTTATTTCTTCCCAATATAAATGTTGCATTTTTTACATCTAAGACAGGTGATAAATTAGGATCTTCCGAACTCATGTTTACATCAAGAGTTAGTGATTTATTTTTTGGTAAATTTGATAGTTTAGATGATTCGTTTATTTTTGAAGCAACTAATCTTGGAGTTGGATAAAATGCAGTTTCATTAAGAACTACTGGTTCAAATCCTTGATCTATAAATGAAATTTCATTTCCATCTGCACTTGTTCCACTAATAGTTCTAGATGATGAAAATATACGAGTAGTGCTGCCAGGAGTGATAACGTTGAATTGTGGACAGAATGAACTAAACTGATGATTTTGTGATATTTTAACATTATTTCCACCTATTCCCTTTTCATTTGAAAAACATAATAGTGATTTACCTCCTCTTGCGGGTGCAATACCAGCAATATCTACTTCAAGATAGTAATTGTCAATATTAGAAGCATTCTTAAGTGTAGTATTAGTGGGAACTGTGTGAGTTGTATTGATTCCGACTAATGGCATTCCAGCAATTTCATAAGTTTGAATAGTTGATCCAGTTTCATGAGTGGTTGCAGTTGTATTTAATATACCTCTTGTTAAAGTCAATTGACCTGTACCAACTACATAAGAGACAATCTCTTCACCTATTAATGCTTCACCCCTATCAGTTGTTAATCCAGCAAAATTGCTAAATGGTGAAGTATTTCCTAAAGATACAGTGGTATCATCTACAGTTAAAGCAGTTGTAGTTGGAACTAATGTTGTATCTGGTTTAATATTTTTGATATCAACTTGGTTAGTTGCTCCATGATGAGCATGATTATATTGAGTAACCTCTAGAACTTTACCAGTATATAAGTCACTAATTTCAGATGAACTTCCATTTACTTTAACACCAGGAATAACTGCTCTAGTATCATTATTAGCACCATAAGTAACTAAATCGTCATCATTAGTAAATACATCACCTTGTACATCTGTTAGATATAAAGTATCAAACTGAGGATTGATTGTAGTTACAACAACTTTAAAACCAGATCCTCTCTTAACATTAACATTTGTATTATCAATTGTAAGAACATCACCTACTTTAAAACCAGCACTACCAGCTTGTATTGTAATAGATGCAATTTTCTCATCTGAAGTCAAAGTAAAGTTTGCAGTTGCGTTTGTTCCATTTCCAGTTAAAGAAATTAATGGAATATTATTTTGAGATGGTGTAAGTGAATATGCACTTCCACTATTAACAATTTCAGTTCCAGTTATATTTGAACCTTGACCCTCTATAATTCCTGTTATACTATTATTTTCAGGATCAGCAGCAGCACCCGAACTAATTTTTCTACCAATTGGTAAATCAGAAACAGTTCGATTCGCACCAGTTCCATCAATTGCTACTTTCAACTTTCTAGGAAGAGTATGTATTGGATTTAATGGTAAGACTTGAGTATTTAAGTTACCTGCTTCAACTGGTGTATTATAGAAGGTTGCAGTTCCAGAATCTACGAATGATGCTTTACGTAATTTGAATGTAAGATCTTGATACTGACTTGCAGTCCAGATTGTACCATTTTGAGATTTGAATAAACTTCCACCAATGTATTGTTTAGAAACAACTACATTTTGAACATCAGGTAAGTTTGATGTGCTAACTGTTTTTTGACCCATTGTGGCAACCCACATCTCATACTTATCTGAAGCAGGTGATAAGAATACTAATGCATATTCTTTTTCTGGTTCCAAATAAATTGGTGAAGGGAAATTAAGAGTTGTTGGCACTGATGCATCATCAGACACATTAATATTTTTAGGATTTACTGCAATTTGTGCATAATCTTGTACCAAGAATCTTGTTGGAGTCCCCAATTCAACTTCTCTCAATTCTACAAATAATTTTGCTTTATCATCTTTAGATTTAAAATAAACATCGAAAGAAGTTAAAAATGCACCAGTTTCATCGACAGTGAATGATTGTGCTAATGGATCTCTATGAGGTGCATAATATTTTTGTTTCTCCTCTCTATAATTTAAATTAGTTTTTTGAACTATCTCACTTGGACGAGTTCCTGATGGTGGGGGTGGATTTCTCACATTTACAGTGCTAGTTACAGTGGTCTGTATAGTGCCTGTTCCTGTAAATGTACCCGATGCATCACTAGCATGGTCAGTGCTGCCTGGTACTGGTATAGTACCCTCTGCTGCAGCTGTTACTCTAAATGTTTTTGTTCCTGTTGCAAAAATAGTAGGTGGTTTTGGTGTTGTATTTGGATCTCTGAAGAAAAACGCACCAAGTAAATCACCCCAGTTATCACTGAATAAATCAATACTACTTACTGTTGCAACTGCTCCACTAGATTGACCAATGACTTTTGCACCCTTAGTAATGTAACCAAAGTATTCTTCCTTATTTGCTAATGAAATAGTATCAACATTTAAAATTCTAGATGTTGCTGAGTAAGTATCAGATGGAGCTGGTCTTGTATTATCATATGGATCTACAGTGTATTCCTCAACTAAAACTGATGGAGATCCTAAACCTGCACCCACATCTGGTCTTGAAGTATCCCCAAATTTATGATTTGGTTTTTGTATTTTAATAAATCCAATTTGCTCACCATTCACCTCTATCTTAGCATTTTCAAAAACGTTGAAAGTCCCAGAATCCATATTAATTTCAACTAATTTTGGAACAATATCAGGGATTCCATTATCAAGATAATGAAAATGTTTTGTTAAAGGTCTTAATCCATTTGCATTAAAGAATACGTTTCTAGAACGCATGAAAGGATCAACTGCGGAAGTTGTTTTTACACTCTCAACGTAATCAAACTCATGACTTGGACCTTCTAAAACATTTGTAAATGTTCTTCTAAATTCTTGAGTTTGGGCAACTAATCTTTTAACAATTCTTATTCTTCTCCTATAGTGATTATAATCTGGATCTTGAATATCTTTTACAAACAAAGTTCCATCATCTGATCCAAGAGCAGATTCATTTACAGTTCCAATCAACTCATCATTAGCTTGTTCAACCCATCTAGCACCTGAAGACTCAGTTCTTTTATTATTAGTGTAAAGTGTCCTTGTCCAATTATCTGAAGGAGGATCTAAAATAATGCCACCCATGAATACAATTACATTAAATGGGTTTACATTTTCAACTTCAGTCGCTTGAGGTTGCTCTAACCAATCAACTTCAGTATAGTCTAATGTAATTAAATCACCAGTTTTTTTGCAATTTGTATCTAATAATTGTAAATTAGAATTTAAATCAGCAGCATCTATATCAATACTAGGATTCAAAGCCAACTCTGGATTTATTGACCAAAAATCAACAGCACTTATTAATTCTTGATTTATAACATCAACATCACAACGAGAACCTTTTTCAGGTGTAAAATCAATGAAGTTTCTATCAGAGAAACTATTAACAACGAATCCAGTTTTAAATCGATTGAGACCATCGGCATCTCTTACCTCAAAAGACTGAGTATTAACTTCTAGTGCACTTAAAGAGGTTGTTACTTCTAGGTTTTCAATTCTTTTTTCAAGTGCACCAATATCTCTCATTGTAAATCTTTTATTATCTTGTAACCTAATATTAGGTGCTTTGACAGTATCAAATAAGTAAGGAGGTAATGATATGGTTGCTATCTCCATTGAATTACCAACCTCAGTTGGAGGGACTGGATTATCTGAAGATTCACCTTTTACTAATTTAACTTCTTCGTATTGATTAATTACTAATTTGTCAACTCTTCCTAAGTAATAACTATATCCTAAAATTGAACTTTCATTTGGTGTTACAACAAAAGGATTTGTAGATTCAAAAGTTCTACTTGAAAATGCAAATGGAGAATTTGAACCGCTACCAACTGTAAATGGACTCACTCTTGGTCTAAAGTCAATAATGTCGGTAGTTCTAAGACGACCAATTGAAGGAATATCATTTGTATATCTATCTTTAGTGTAAGAATTGACAGAGAAGAAATCTCCAGTATTACCACTCGCTACCTGATATTGATCATATATGACTAATAGTTTTCTAGAGGGTATTGCTGTTTTTGATTTTCTAACAATTTTAGAATAGTCACAATATTGTGTTTTATGTCCCTTATCTAAAGTATAATTTTCACTTCTATCAATAAAGTTTCCAATAACAACTCCTTGTAATGTTGATTCTATGGATGATTCTTCAAACTTTATTATTTCACCAACAACAAATTTATTTGCATTAAGGTATACAAACGAAATTTCAGTTGCACTTGGTCTAGCAACAATTTGACCTATCGCTCTACTATCTTTACCAATTATTTTTTCACCAATTATCGCATTCGTATTTAATGATAATCCAGAAACAAATGTTAATCCATCTAAAGTTGGTTTAGATGTGTCTTTTGATTCATAAACTGCAATTATTTTACTTACATCAGGAACATTTAGAGATATTTCTTTATCTTCAACTCTGACACCATAAGCATCATGTTGAGATAAACCATTAAGAGTATTGACTCCTGAAGTGCGAGTAATTTCTAGTTGTTGACTTCTAATATAATCTTTAGATTTACTAGATGCTCCTTCTTTTTTCAAAGTTACATTAACGGTTACTGAACTTGCTGTACCTTTAGACAATCCAGTAAAACTTATATCATTTCCACCGTTTGTTATCGTAACTTGATCTGATGTTAAAGTTTCAATTGTACCATCTTGATATGTAATGGAGTATTTTTCAGAGTCAAATGGTTCAAAGAAAGCACTTGTAATTCCGACTGATGCATCCAATCCTGCTTGTGAATTTAGTGATAAAGAATTACTAGTTACATTTTGATTCCTTATTTGTCTGCTAATTGTTAAATTAGAATTAGATGTATCTACATTTGAAATTACATTTCTAGGTAGTTTTGCAAATATACCTGAATTTTCAAGATTTAAGATTCTAGGAACTTTAATTCTAAAAGAAGATGTGGTTGCTGTGACTGTTCCTGTATTAACACCAACTACAGGTGTAGTGGCAGCAAGAGTTAAAACTTTACCTGTCGATGAAATATTACTTATAGTGTTATAACTCACATCTTCATAATTCCCTTTATTATAAGCGATTATTGAACCTGTATTAATACCAACACCACTAAAACTTCTATTAGATACACTTGCAGCAGTACCAACTATGTTAATTTCATCTGTTAATGAAAAATTAGGAAGAACACGGTCATATAGAACTGTATCAGCATTAAAAGTTGATATTCCAGTTGTTCCAAAGGTATTTTGACGTATTGATTTTATATCATCTGTAGTATACTTTATAATTGATTTGATAGATACACTTTCAGTTGAAGTTCTTTCATTAAATATGATTTGCTCTCCAGCAATGAAAGTTCCAGTAGTTTGTGAAAGAGTTAATTCATTTAATCCAGTAGAATTTGCTTGATAAGCAAGATATCCAATTGCACCACTAGCTAATCCTCTAATCCTTGTTCCCTTAATTTTTTCAGTAAAATTAGTTAAAGGAGAAACTTTTAATGTAGTGAATGTTTGAATATCATATAAATGCAAATTCCAGTCAGTTGTGGCACCAGAATAAGATGATTCGGCACCAAAAGAATATACTCTTGCT